ATGATTTCTCAAACATTGATTAAAATTTCTCGAAATTGCTTTTGGGCTATAATCAACACCACGATCTTTGTAAACATCAAAATGGCCTACGCTTTTACTACCAAATGCATTGGCAATAACAAGTGCTTTTGGAGTTGCTTTTGCCAATACTTCTTCCAGGTGTTCAATTGGAGCTTCCCAATGTTCAAAATATTCACTTGCAAAAACAAGATCGGCATGCGATTCCAATCCTCCAATAATGCTGAATCCGTGTGCTGCTCCCATATTGGTTGCAATACTGTATTGAGGTGAACCAGCAACTTGTGTACCAATTACATTTGCATTTGGATATGCTTCTTTCCATGCTGCAGTAGTATATGCACAACCACAACCAATATCGGCAATGGATTGAATATCACCTAATGAGTCACGCAATGATCCGTGTTCTGTTTGCCCAGCTTTATCAAGCAATCCAATATATTTGCGGGAATACATGCACCAGCACGCCCATACTTCAACAAGCATATACGGATCATCATATACAGAATAATCAGGCTTGCCTGTTGCTAAAGAATCATACCAACGCGATTCAATTTCTTGGTATTCGCGCAATTGTTCTCTTTGATTTTTTGAACCTTTGTAGTACAACAATGCATTGGACGCAAGTGTAAAAAACTTGTCTTTGTCAATGTCAATATATGCGCTGCACAGTTCTACAAAATTTTGTAAGTCCTCTGTTTTAAATTTATCAAGTGTTTTCTTCATGCAATAATATATATGTGCTTAAAATGGTGCGTAAGACAGGACTCGAACCTGCAAGCCTCGTAGGCGCGGAATTTTAAGTTCCGAGTGTATCATCAATTCCACCACTTACGCATTAGAAAATTTATCGGTTGGTAAAACAATTTACCTGTAGGGACCGAAAGCTCCTGTAAGCGACACCACCACAGTGCCAAATTATTTCATAATATTTGCCAATGATTTTTCAAATTCTTCCACTTTGGGAAGTCGATTTGGCCAATAAATATAATCCTTTTCTTCGTTTTCTTTTAATCGTGATAACAAAGGAAGAATGGCGGCATACAAAGCATCTGCTTTCTTTTTTTCACTTTCTGCGTTTTGTACAATTTCCAACTCACTTTCGTTTACAGCGGAAAATCCAAAGTCAAAATCGTAGTCAATATTTTTCATGTATTAATGTCTTACCTATAATATGGGCTATTGCGACGGTAAGGCGGTCGCCAATATTCGTTAGGAATGTATGTATAAGTTGTATGGCAAGTTGAAAATCCCGTCGAGTGAATTCCAGGATAATAATACGGATCATAAGAAATGGTACAGCTTGAACTTATAAGCGCAAGTGCGCAAAACAATGTGATGTGTTTCATGCTTTTGTTTTTTTAAGTTGTGCTTTCATTTGCGCAAGCAACTTTTTCAATTCGGGAAGCAGATATTTTGGATCAACGGTATCAAACGGAAGAACGTGAAACGGTCCGCGCGCATTTGGCTGACCGTAGGTTTCCATTCTTTTGGTGTGAAAAGCAATTGATTGCTCCATTGATTGAATATCGCTTTTTAAGATTTGCTTGTTGTTCATGTTGTGGTGTTTCCTTACAGGAACATTCTACCATATTTTGCGGAGGATGTAAACATCTTTTTTCATTATTTTGAATCTTTTGTTGATAGAATAATTCCGTACCAATACAAACACACGCACAAATACCATACGCCTATTGACGAACTGAATGTAAAATATACAACCGTGCCAGAAATTACCAAGGATAGTAACAATGAAATCCATCCTGGCCATTCCATATCAACTTTGTCTTTTGAAAATGCCGCCAACGCACAACCTATTGAAGCAAGCGACAAATATATAACAGAAGCAATGAATAAAGTGATATTTCCTGTTTGTGCATAAACACACATGCCAACAAGGCATAGAAAATTGATTATTGTCACCATATGATGTATTGTTTTACAGTTTAAATATTGCGTTGTATGTTGATAGTTGCTGTGGGTTTTGAAGATCGCGAACTGAGGCATCGTCAAATCCCCCAACGGCCATTAGAAGGCCGAGGCCAAGAATCGTGAGAAAGATAAACAACAGTATGTTTGGTTGGTCTTGCATGTCAATATTCTACCATATTTTGCACGGTTTGTAAACAACTTTTTGCTGTTTATTGCGGCACTGTACCGTAACCAAGCCGAGCTGCTTCCTTTGGTGATAAAGTGGCATACCATGATTTTTTTTGAACTAGTAATCCTGGCTTTCCTGTATATTGGCAAGTGTTTTTACTGAGATATTCCGCGAACGCAATCATACCTTGAACGGTTTCATCTCCTCCATCAATATAGATTCTTAAACAACCAAACTTTTCCTTGAATTGGCCTATTTTTATTGCAGGCGGATTTGTATAAACATACAACTGTTGCTTATGGAGGAAATTTTGAATTTTTCCTGTAAGCCGTCTTACTTTTTTCCAGAAAATGTTTTTTGGATTGCAGTGCAAGCTTATTTTTCTGTTAAACTTTTGTATCAAATCATTGACAAAATTCATGAATTTTCTATTAGGATTTTTAACGGCGCGTGATGTGTTTTGAATATAGTCAACAAATGATCCGAATAAATGATCAACAATAGTTTCCCATCCTTTGGGACAATCGTTGGCGCACCTTAAAGGCAAAAGTTTACCATCTGTACCAGTGTCAAAAAGACTTGGATATTTTTCAAATAATACTTGCTCAAAATCTTTCTTTGCAATTCTTTTCTTTGCTTGTTTTACTGTTTGCATAATGATATGTATATTAGAGTTTTGGAAGTGATGTCCATAATGTCGGCTCGCGCAATTCACATACGCACCATCCAGCATCTGGGTGCCATGAACAGATGCTCGCCAAATGACCAAGACCGTGTTGGTTTGGCGGACAATAGACAATAACTTCCGTTCCGTCCTTGGGAGCAGTTTCAATAGGTTTCCAACAATTGTCATCTTGAATTTGTACCATCGTCCTGCCATAATCTGGACTCCAGCCTACATGACCTAATGTATGTTGTGCATTTTTATTCATAATTTTTTTATTGTTATGTATCATGTCTTCTGGTGCGATGGTCGGCTTCGACATAGCCGGGCAATTCGTTCAAAGAAAAAAGCCAGTCGGCATTTTTGAGCGGACAACGCTCTGGGACGATTCCTTGCTTCCACTCATTTACGACAAATGTTGAATAGTCAGTGTCATATTGCGCGTTCAGTTGCTGGGATAGTCCGCAGTATTTGTGCGCGTAGAACGGGCAGGTGCTGCAACTTGTAATGGAGAAGCTAATAGGACGGTCAGACTTAACAGGCGGGGCGGTATTAGTAAATGTTACAGTGTTTCGTTACAGTTTATTGTACCATATTTTACGGGCAATGTAAACAAAAAGCGAAATATCAACTATTTGTTCATATCATAGTTTTTGTTAATTACCTTGAATGAATTGGCAACATATTGCTTTGTCAGCACAATGTCATCAACAGAATGAGACAAACAATATGCACCATGATTGATTACAACACCTTCAAAAGCTTTGCCATCAATTTTCTTAAGACCAGTGGAATATTTGTCAATCAACGTTTGAGTCAGCACAACATTTTCTTCCAAGATTGGAACGTGAGGCAGTGACAGTGCATTTGCAACAATTGGAAAATAAAATGCATCACCTTTGCGTGCATATTTTCTTTCTTTGATGCGATACACACTGAAAATTGCCAATCCCGGATCGTCTTTTGAATGTGGATTTTCAGCAAATGCCTGAATGCCTTGACCATAAGATTCACCACGAATTGCCAATGAAACGCCGTGCTCTTTGCAATACGCGGTGAGCTTTTCACGAATGCCGTATTTTTGGACATGAGCAGTGTATTTGTTATGAGCGTCATCTTTAAATTCAAGAGTTCGGCCGCATACGCCAAAGGTGTCAGATTCAATGTTGTAGTATGCAGTCCAAGATTGACCGTCAATTTTCAACGTGACATCTACAATTTCACCAAATGGTAGTGCACTTACCATATTTTCCCATCGCTCTTCATCAGTTTTAGGAATGCCAAAAGGAAGCAAACCTTTAGCAGAAAGATCCTGCGGCAGTGGTGGTTCATAGTGAGTGATGCCTAAGGCATCGGACACATCACGACCTTCATCTTCAGGTTGAACACAATCGCCGTATTTCAGCATAATAGAATCCACTTGCTCAGGTTGTACAACAATACCTTCGCTCCATTCCCCGCGAAGCTTTACAGCTTTGATGCGGCCTGGAGAATATTTGCGGTAGCCTTCGGCCCATTCAGCATCTTCAGGAAGAACTGAGTCAGGTTGAATGTAGATTACAAGATCACCTTCACGATGAAGGCCTCGTTCGGTTACACATTGATAGCCTAAAATTTTGACAAGATCAAGACGATCTGCATTTGGGTGAGAGACTACCGATTTAATTTTTTCAACTGATGCGTTTTTCATAATGTAATTAGTTTATTCCAGCAATTTTCAATCTTGCGATTCCATTTTCATCCCAGTTTATCAGCTCGACGAGACCAATATTTCCATCTACGGAAATTTCCGTGTATTAGGCGATTTTCATTTTTGATTGCTTGGGATAACTTTTCTCTCGTAGTCATTGACGCGATTCTATTAAAGTTCATTTTTTCGACATGCATTTTTGGATGCACTCTTTTTCTTATTGGTAAAATATTTTGTAGGAGGCGCAATCTTATGGCGCACCAACGACCTAAGAGCAATTGGAGAATAATCAAATGTGTTTTTAGTTGTCATAATGTGGTGTTTCCTTACAGGACTATTCCACTATAAAATGCACCGTTTGTAAACAACTTTTTTCAACAAAATGAAAAAGATTCAACCTATACAGGATAAGGGAAGCATCCACAATTACACATTGGAATTGACAATTGATTGAAAAGAATGGCGGATGAAGTAGGTCCTGCCCCCAAAGCTCTTTCGAGCTCATACTGATTAGCAATCAGTTTCAGCGCTTCGCTGATTCATCATCCATAAAATGGTACACCGAGTGCGACTCGAACGCACAATCGCCAGAGCTTAAATCTGGAGGCTTTACCAATTAGCCCACCGGTGCATTTGGCGGAACGTGCAGGATTCGAACCTGCGACACTCTTTGAAGGAGTGTTCTGCACTTTCCAAGTGCAGTCTTCGTCCGTCCAGTCACGTTCCAAGGAAAGTCCGCGGGCTTGGATTTGCACCAAGTTGGTCAGATTCACAGTCTGAGGCCTTACTACATAGGCTACCCTCGGGAAAATTTGCAAGCATTTCACTTGCGCGCACACTCATTATCCTGGTGAGAAATCCTAAGATTGGCAGTGTGTGTACCTTATCCTAATTGAATTTTTTTGCGTTTGCGTGTAGGACCGCCACTCTCTCTTTTAAAAGAAGCATTGTCCATACCATGAGACAGCACTTTATATTTGTTTTGCACTTCAACAGTTTGCAGTTCAGGTGCTTGCAGTGAATTAAAAATTTGTGTATAGACAACCACTGGATCCACCGGAAATTTCATGTCTTTCAAACATGGATTTAAAACCCAGCAGTTGTGATCATCAGAATGTTCGACACCGCGATAATTCAATCCAAACAGCGGAACATCAAGATGTGCATGCAATGCCATCAACTTTTCAGGTTTGCAATTTGCTTCAAAATTGTTACACACTGCGGTTGAATAGTTGGAAAGGTACTTGAATCTTTTTCCAAGTCTATCATTCTTATAAGCATAAGCTTCAGCGAATGATACAACAGCGTGTGTTTCATGAATGAGAAAATATGGATGGCCACCAACACAATAAAATGAAATTGGGGCGTTTGAAGTCCAACCATTTTGCAAACGATAAGTTTTTGAAGGATTAAGTTCACGTATCACAATGGCGCAAAGCTTAAGAAATTGTGATGGATCATTAACATCGTATCCGCCGATTGTGTATCTTCCAGGAAGCGTTTTATCAACCGTTGGAATCTTTGATGTTTTGCGGTTGTAGACAATTTTAGAATCTTGACCATACTTGGTGCAAAAATCATAATAGTCTGAAAAGTTTGAATTGATGTACATAATATAAAGTTTGGTAAAATGGTAGGGGCGACAGGAATTGAACCTGCTTACCTTCGATTATGAGTCGAACGCTAGACCAATTAGCTACACCCCTTTTTATTTTGCCAATATTGTTTTTTTATTTCGGCAAGTTTTTTCCTTACATGGTTATTCTACTATAAAACAAGGCAGTTGTAAACAACTTTTTTCACTTTTTTTCGATAAAATGGCACACCACGTGAGGATCGAACTCACTAAGACGAAAGATTTGGAGTCCTTCCGACTTGCCCACAGTCTGATGGTGCGTTGAAAATGGTCCACACTGACGTGTCCGAATCGTCTTGTTTCGCTCTTCAGGCGAACGCTTTACCATATAAGCTAAGTGTGGATATAAAATGGAGGGAGCTAGAGGAATCGAACCCCTACCCGCTACAAACGCATAGCCCAGAGTTCAAATCTGGTTTGTCACCTTGACGCTAGCTCCCTAAAAATTGGAACAGGCGGCCGGGATCCCAACCCTTGGTTATCCTTGCGGACCTGCATTGTATAAAATGGTACCTTCGGTGTGATTCGAACACACCGTTTTAATTTAAATTATGGAATAAAGATCTTCGACATCTTCCAATTTTATCTGTCCCGAAATAAATTTTGTGAAATTATTAATTCCATTTTCATTTCTGATTAGAAATATTTTTAAATTTGGATTGTCTTTTTTTACTAATCTATATTTGTTTTTATCACGATCTGATAACCAACCTTTAACTTCGATATATGTATGATCGGAAACTTTAAAATCCGGTGTATAGCACCTATGCTCATCAAACTTAAGTCTTTCCCGAGATATGGTATACCCAAGTTCGATCAATTTTTTCACCTACTTGGGCTTCCCAAGTTCCTTGAACTTTAAGACCATTGGAAAGAGTATACCATTTTATATGTGGTGATCGTTCTAAATATTCAATTCGGGCCTTAGATAATTTTCGTTTTGATTCCACAGAATGACCGTTTAATGATGCCCCAAATTTTTTTCCAACCAATGTTGGTCTTTCTAAACGAGGATCATCATGTTTCGTTATTCCTGCAGACCATCCCATCATTTTTCTAGTTTCAGATGAATAATTTTTTCTCATGTTTTTCCTGTTTTCTAAATATCCAGGATCTTTATTCTTTAAAAGAAGCGCATCGCTATTTCTTTTCCTAATAACAGGACAACTGTTGGATGATTTAGAACATATATTTTTACCAACTTTAATAGTCTTAAAAAGTGCTAAGTTGCCACAACCATGTTCACATAAAATGTCCATATTTTATTTATAATAGAATCTAAATTAATACCCCGACCGAGACTTGAACTCGGACGTTCTTCCGAACAACAGTTTCTAAGACTATCATGTCTGCATTCCATCATCGGGGCTTTACGGCGCCTCTACCGTTGGGCTACGAAGGCAATGGCGCACACAGAAGGACTCGAACCTCCAACATTCTGTTTCGAAGACAGACGCTCTTCCATTGAGCTATGCGTGCATGGAAAATGTTATACTTTTGCGCCAACCGCAAGTGCGGCAGCATAAGCTTTAAATTCCGCAGAAGTTTTACCTTTAACAAAGACACCTTCTGAATCATAACTACGATATTCTGACCATGGCAATGTTCCATCGCTTGTGTTAATAAGACCCGATGGAAGTTTAATGAAAACCTTTGTATCGCCTCGCATGTATGCAACGCATCCGCTACCGCAATAAATTACATCGTCATTAAGTTGACCATTAATGGATGTGGCATTTTTATCGGTTGCTTTAAGACCACCGTCAATCATTGGCTTACCAATTCGATCTTCGTTTGAGGCCAAAAAGTTATCATAATTATGTGCTCCTTTTTTAGTCCAAGGAGTATTGCCTGCGGCAAAAGGAAATTCACCATTTGCTTCAACAATTTGTCCTCCCAAAATTGCTTTTGCGGCAATATACGTTTCATCGTTTGTTTTAATAATATTCATATGTATTGTTATTTATACATTTTTTGTTTTGAAAATGGCGCACATGGCGAGTACTGATCTCGCGTCCGAAACATTGACAATGTTCCCATCTGCCATTGAAAGTACATGTGCGTATTGGTGCCTCTGGGAGAATTTGAATCTAGATCTTATCAAATAAATGGTGCAGGTGAGAGGATTCGAACCTCCATCGCTCCATTACGGTGCTACTGCTTAGAAGACAGTTCCGATACACCTGCTGAAAATTTTCTTTTAAAACATTTAAGTTCATAAAACTCAGGTAAATATCTTTTCATCCACTTTGAAACATTCTGTGGTTTTTTACCAAGCAGCTTTGAAACTTTATTCACCCACCCAAACTTCGAAAAATCTATACCCGAATTTAAAACCAAGTCTTTATATGGTTCCCATCTAATGGCTTCTCTTAATAGTATTTTTTCTCCGGGCGCCAATTTTTTTTCTTTAGCTGCTTTGAGTCTTAATATTTCAAAATATTTTTCATAAGATGGTTGTTTTCCGATTTTTATTACAGAATCAATGAGTTCATGGTTGTACACAGAAGTATAATGTAATTCAATTAACGTCCATCCGGCTGAGGTGATTAAATCATGTCGTTTTTGATAATATTCGGCGAGTGTCCCATCCTTATTATAATGTTGATTTCCATTTACCTCTATTCCAAATTTTAAATCGGGAAAACATATATCTATTGAAAAATTTCTATCTTCCAGTGGGCTCCATTCTGAAACAAATGATATCCCCTTTGAGTTAAGATAGGTTTTAAGATATTCACAAGGAACGGATATAAATTTAGAATTATTCTTCCAAGGGTGTTTATCCGGATTCTTCTTAAGAAAATCTTTTCTCTTTATTGAGAGATTATTTTTTCTTTCTGCGGAAAAAACAATTGGAAATTTCTTACATTCGACACATCGTTTTCCTCTACTATTAAACAGTATTCCACAACGTAGACATGTTTTTTCTTTCCTCTGTTTTCTGTTTGGATTTGATTTGCACCACCGTATGTGGTCTCCAATAGATCCTCTAGTTTCATTCGAAATTTCAATACTACAAAATGAACATTTCCTAATTCGAATCTCATTTTGCATAAAGTTATTTATACAAGATTCGAATTAGAACGAACGAGGCATAAGAAAATGGTACGCAATGACAGATTTGAACTGCCGACAATCTGAATGTAAATCAGGGGCTCTACCGCTGAGCTAATTGCGCATTAAAAATGGTGGGGGATTTGTGAGTTGAACACAAACATCTCGAGTCAAAGTCGAGAGCACTACCATTATGCTAATCCCCTATTGAAAAATGGTGAGTCGCCCAGTAATCGAAACTGGATCTCTACGTTCGTAGCGTAGCGTGCTGTCCATTCTACTAACAACTCTTAAATTGGTCCTCGATGTTGGGCACGATCCAACGACCTCACGCTTATCAAGCGTGCGCTCTACCAGGCTGAGCTAATCGAGGTTTGAAAATTGACCAATTGCCTAATCCGCTGCACACTACTTTATCAGGTATAGCCGCTTGCAATCAGGCAATTGGAAATGAATTTGCGGCTCAGGTCGCTATATCGTGCAATGTGTTCCCAACCGAAATTGATAACGTCTCGAAAGACTCGATTTCTACCATATGCCGACTGGCGTCTTCCTATGGCTACCTTGCACAAACGTCTTAGTTGACGAATACCCCTCAATGACCGCAAAAGTGGTCGGGACGGCCAGATTCGAACTGACGACATCATGCTCCCAAAGCATGCGCTCTACCAGGCTGAGCTACGTCCCGTAAAAAAATTTATGATTCTCGCCAACCCGAAGATTGTTGCACGCCATCACAGGAATTCCTCCGACGCACACGAGATAACGGATTCAAGGACCCGGGACACCCTTGTTGATTGACATTTCAACTTATGGCTTACGATTTTTACCTGACAGCAGGCTTCTTTCATGTGGAGTACAACATGCCGTGCTGTACCATTAGTTCGTACTTATGACGCAGAAAATTGGCGGCCCGTTAACATCAAATGGATTTGGAATCCACATGTTCCGCTCATCACTTCACGACGGGCCAAGCGTGAAGCTCAATTGAGCGCAAGAAAAACTTTCATGGCAGGCCATTCTCCTGCACTTTCCTTTTTACAACAAAGGGTCCTATTATTTAGACGACATGAAAAATTGGCTCCCATCCTAGGTAACGATCCTAGCCCCCGAATTTCACGGTTCAGTGATTAACAGTCACGCGCGTTCGCCTGCTCGCGTCGATGGGATTTGAAAATTGGTGCGCCTCCACGGTACTGCCCCGTGTTAGTCTGGTTAAAAGCCAGGTGCTTCACTGTTAAAGCTTGAAGCGCATATGAAAATTGGAGCCCCCTATCTGATTTGAACAGATAACCTGCTCATTACAAATGAGCTGCTCTGCCAGTTGAGCTAAGGAGGCATTAGAAATTGGAGCGCCGAGTCAGAATCGAACTGACTTATAACAGGGTTGCAATCTGTCGGGTGGCCATTCCCCATTCGGCGCATAAAGAATTCCAACACGCGCTGAAGTTTGAAAGGTAGAAATTTGTTCAAGTATCCGGTCTTGTCGAGATATTGTTTTGTTTTAGGTCTTAAAGACTTACTTCCGCACTCGCAGTCACCCTTTCTTTTGGTCTCGTAAATTACAACAGCTAGACCGTCTGTGTTGAAAAATTGGTACCACAAGAGAATTTTGAAATCTCGACCTGATCCGTATGAAGAATCTGCTCTGCCTCTGAGCTATTGTGGTATAAAAGTGGTGGAGGTTGCCGGGCTCGAACCGACCACACTCTGCTTGCAAAGCAGATGCTCTACCAGATGAGCTAAACCCCCGTTGTTGTTCGGTGTGAACAACTTGTTTTGAAATTGGTGCGTCATGTGGTAGTCGAAACCACGCTTTCTGAGTGGAAGTCAGATGTGCTGCCGTAACACTTATGACGCGAAAATCGAATAATACAGACAGAATTGAACTGTCACTGCGGCATGTTTGCCTATCCTATCGGACAAGAAACCCTTTGCTTGGGGCGTGCTGCCATTACACTATGTATTAAAAATGGTGCGGCGGAAGGCAATTGAGTCCTTCATATTTCACATTACGAGTAAAATATAATCCCGTCGTTCACGCGCATTGTAAAATTGGTGATGCATACGGGGAACGATCCCGTAGTCTCTTGAGTGAAAGTCAAGTGTGTTAGCCCGTTACACTAATGCATCATAGAAAATTGGTGCGGCCGTGTGGTTTCGATCCACTCCCCCGAAGAGATAAGATTTACAGTCTTACTGCTGGAGCCACCAGCTTTCCGTCCGCTTTGAAAATTTAAACAGCTTTAACAAGCATACAACCTCAGCAATCCGAAGACTGGAACTTAATCCAAACTGAGAGCATCGCTACTGTTCCTGAGTGCGGTTGCAAATTGGTCCTCCTGGTTGGGAATGATCCAACGACCCGGCCCTTATAAAGAACCCCCTCTACCACTGAGCTACAGGAGGTGACATTATTAAAAATGTGAGAGGCGTCCATTCGTGACATGAACTGATCTTTCAATCAAGGTGGTCTTACGCTTTCGCGGGTTTACTTCAACCTCTCGTTGTATTGTGAAAGTTTTAGTAACGGTATCACTATTATATTCCGTTAATGTATTATACATTGCACAATAAGTGTGTTTAGTGTATAATGTATGAATCATTGTGAAAAGGGACACACGGGCTCATAATATTCGGATTATATGAGCGAGCCCGTGATTTACTACCATGCTCGATATGACACCGACTTGTCAATACCGTGGGTTCATGCACCGCATGCTGCTTCCGTGTGAAATTGGTTGCGAGTGCCGGAATCGAACCGACCTCCTAAGCTTATGAAACTTGGCTGGAACCACCTCCAGTCTAACTCGCGATTTGAAATACTTGTGAGTGACAAAAAGTAAATTGGATTTGCACCAATTCCTCCGGTCACAGCTGGACCGGCACACATCTATTATGCTATTACCTTCACGATGATCCGATCCGTTGCAGCGGGGCTTCACCATCATGTTCACTCACTTGCACGAACAGCCTGCAAGCCGTCCGAAAATTTGAGGGCAATATTGGGAATCTAACCCATACTCTACATCTGAAACAACAGACACGCTTAGTTTATTTCAAGTTTGCGCTAGAGTTTATTACCCATTAAAATTGGTTTAAATTTAAAGTATTATCCTTTAATTACCAATGCATATTTGAAAATTAGTGGAGTGACTGGGAATCGAACCCAGAGGATACCTTTCGGTTTTTAGACCTCCATGCCAGAGATCACCCATTGAAAATTTCGCTTGTAGGGTCATTCTCCCCTCCCTCTCCTGCTTTCTTTTGCCGCGCCTTCGGGCTACTCTCAGTCAGGAGTATGCAATTAGCACCTCAAACGTGAATGTGTCGGCGATTACAACATAATCTTTAAAACTCATGAAGTAGAGTTACCGTTCGAACACACAATGTGGTTCTTCAAGTTGATTGGATTAACCAATCTTTTGCGGACTTGATGGCCACATTCTTTTTCAAGTTGATTGGATTAACCAATCTTTTGCGGACTTGATGGCCACATTTTTTTTCAATCAATTGTCAACGCATCATCTTGTGATCCATGCCGTTCAACCACGGTCGTTTTGAGTTTCTCGCACTCATTCAGCGTTTCGTTAGAGTTATTATACCACATTTTCAGTGGGATGTAAACATCTTTTGTAAATCTTTTTTACGTTGGCAGAAGGTTTTGAATCTTCTTTGTTGCCGCCGTATGTGAATATTCTACCATAAAAAGCAGCAGTTGTAAACAACTTTTTACGATTTTTTTTACGTTGGCAGAAGGTTTTGAATCTTCTTTGTTGCCGCCGTATGTGAATATTCTACCATAAAAAGCAGCAGTTGTAAACAACTTTTTACGATTTTTTTTACGTTGGCAGAAGGTTTTGAATCTTCTTTGTTGCCGCCGTATGTGAATATTCTACCATAAAAAGCAGCAGTTGTAAACAACTTTTTACGATTTTTTTCATTTTTATTTTTCCCTTATGCCATAACAAAAAGACCCTCGGCTTGGTGGCGGAGAGTCTTTCAAAAACTTTTTTGTCGGATTGTTCTCTGCCTTATTTTTTTCTAGGATTAAAGCTTTGTGTTCCTGTGGCAATATACGTCTCACTGCCAAATGACCACGCACGCGCAACACACAATACGTTGCGTGACGGTGTGTTAGGTTTGACGGAGAGAGGTTTCATATTCATAAGTTATTTATACAATTTTATGCTTCAAGAATGAATTATTTTTAAATAATTGCAGGCACTTGCTCTCTTGGATTGCCAACAAAAACATCCCATTCAACACGATGGCGCACACTGTCAGACAATGCCGAAAATTCAACATCGGACAATATTTTTGGAACAACACTTGATCCAAATGCATTGGAATATGGAAATTTTGATCCTTTACGCAAATTGCATTTTTTACATGACAGCACAATGTTTGAATCACAATTGACACCACCTTTGCTTCTTGGCACCACATGATCTCGTGTTGCAACCGAATAAGGAATTTCCTTCAAACAATATTGGCACTTACGATCATAAATGTTGTACAACTGACGCAACTTTATTGTTTTGCGCCTGCGCTTCATAAATCTTTTAGAATTGAAATAGCCAGGAATTACAACAATTGTAGGAACTGCATACGCCACGTCTGCTGTACGCATACACGGATAATCATCTGGCAATCCTGTATCATTGCTTATCCATGAGCTCCAATCATGAATGTTGCCATGCGGATCATATGCTTTTACAGCACCTACCACAAGATTGCGCATTGCCGATCTTGCGTTAAAAAAACCAAGAGGTTCAAACCCACCAGAAAGGACTAGTGTTGTTTTTGTTGTTGGCGTGATAGGTTTCATATTATATTGTTGCATTCAAAACTGTAGAAAGACTTAATCGCATATTAAAGTCACATTCTGTAATAGGTGTATCAAGTGTCACGCCATCATTTTGAGACCAACCGTTTGCATTTAAAATTTTCACTTTTAAATTTTTATGTGTCGTCCATTCATGTGCGGTCTTTTTAGGTCCAAAAATATTGTCCCAATTGTCACGTCCTTGTTTGGACAATGTTTTTGAGGCAATCGAATCTCCTGTAATATCATTTTTTGCTGACATAATCTTTATTGTGTGAATATTATACCTTACTTTAAGGACATTGTAAACAACTGTTTTCAAATCTTACGATATTTATAAATATATATTATGAAAAAGAAAATAATGTTCTACGGAAATTGCCAGTTAGGTGTTTTAAGTAGAATGTTAGAAATTCACACACCTCAATTTAATGAGAACTATGAAATACTAAAAGCCGCAGATTATGATCTAGCAACAATATGGATTGAAGAAGTTGGTGTTGTCGCTCCTTTTATGTATGTACCAACTACCGAACATGGAATTGCTACCGAAAAAACGATTAAATCATTGGAAAGAATTATTGATGATTCGGATATTATTGTAATTCAAAAATTTAATGAGGCAACAGATAGACGCATCGAATTAACTACCGACTATATCTACGACAAATATCATAGCACAAAACAAATAATATGCATTCCATCATTTTGGTTTTCTGGTTATTTGTCAGAAAACCATAAAAATGATCTACAAATACCATACATTTTTATATGGCTTTTAGAAAAAGGTTTAAATAATACGCAAATCCTAGATTGGTTAAAAAATGAAAATGATCCAAAAATTGGAGCCTTAATAGATTATAATGTGAATAGTTGTTTGGAAGAACTTAAAAGAAGAGAAGCAGATGAATGTTCCAAATATAAATGTTTCATAAGTATTTTAGATATTGTAAATACATATAAAGAAAATATCATATGTTATAATGTGAGTCACCCAAGTGAATATTACTTTAAAATGTTATACAAAAAATTGATTTGTGTTTTAGATGAAACTCTGTTCTGCAATATAGATGAAAACAATATTATATTGCCCGGTCCGGATTGGGAAATATTTCCGTTGGATTTATGTTGGTTTAGAGAAAACTTTAAAGATTTAAATGTCTCGCGTAACTCATACCAAACCTTTATTAATATTGATTTTATCAATACTCAAGTTGAACGCGTTAAAACACTTAATGCTGAAGATTTGCAAATATTACAACCAAAAATAGATTTTCTTAAAGCATAATATAATGAATGTAGATATTTTAATACGATCCTATAGTAAAGATTTTGAATGGCTTGGACATTCATTAAAAAGTATTGCGCAATATTCGTCGGGTTTTTCAAACATACATATTGTTGTTCCTGAATCTGATGCGCATTTAATTGGCCATTTAACAAGTGAAAAGGTACATCCTACACTTGACATGTGTGATGGTTATCTCGCTCAACAAATAACAAAGTTGTATGCTGACACGTGGTGTAAAGGAGACTATGTTTTGCATATAGACAGCGACTGTATATTCTATAAAGAGTTTTCACCTGAGTGTTTTTTTATTGATGGTAAACCAGTTTTACTACGAGAAAAATGTGTCGACAGTCCGTGGAATACAATATCCGAAAAAACATTGGGGTGGTATGATGAATACGAATATATGAGACGACATCCAACAATATATCCAACTTGGTTTTACGCAAAATTTAGAGAGTGGATTTTAGAGACACATGGTTGTGAATTGAGCGAATGGATATGCAAACAACCTCATCATGAGTTTAGCGAGTTTAACACGGTGGGGCAATGGGCATACAAATTTCATCGAGATTCATTTGTATGGTGCGAACCAAAGCAATTTACAGAATATTGTAAACAATATTGGTCATGGGGTGGACTTGATGACTCTATAATTTCCGAGATTAATGGTTTGCTTAAAAAGTAATTATGAAAACTATAATACTTAATGTTTCAACCATTGGGCCACATGAGAGTCTGGCTAAATTATTGGATGACGAAATAGTTTTTTATTGTAAACAAAATATTGATATTGTTCAATTAGAAGACAATTGTGTTGGAAATTTTCAGTCAGTTGGGTTTTTCAATTCTTGTTTGTGTAAAATACAAAAAATAATCGAATATTTAAAGGCTCTAGGTGATGATGACTGCCTAATCTATTTGGACAGCGATATTTGTGTCAAGGATGATATTGTTTCAATTATGAAATTGGAATTAGAAGACTATGATGCAGCATTTCAACAAGATAGCCCTAATGCATTATGTGGTGGAATGTTTATTTGTCGAAAAAATAGTAAAACTTTACAGTTGTTTCAAAACATATTGGATACCCTCGTTTCCAATACTGAATATTATCAAAATAAAGAATGTGATCAGACTGCACTAAATGAACAACTTGCAACCAATATTATAAAACACAAGGCTCTAAGCGAAAGGTTTACTACCTATGGAAATATAGCTGAAGGTCTTTGGAATCCAAATTGTGTTGAGTTTGAATTACCTCACAGTTTAGTTGCATTTCACGCAAATTTTACTATAGGATTGGAAAATAAAACACTATTGCTGGATTTAGTAAGAAATAAAGTTAAGCACAACTAAGGAGGTAAAATCCATAATTGTTTTACTGAAAAGGAACGCCACCAAAAATGTGATGCACCGCTTCAACATTTCCAACACTTGCGCAACTTTTTGCTTCCCGTGCTCTTTTTAGCTTTACTGCCATTTTTTCCTCATCAGATAAAGAATCATACCATCTTTGTTCTTGTTCCAATAGCAGTTTGGCTGTAAGAGCATTATCTTCACATGCCATTCTTTTTCGTTCTTCGTATGGCCCTCTTCTTTTTGCTTGTCCCATAGTATTATTGTTTGTTTGGTGTCGGAAATGCAATAATATTATTTGGCTTCTGTGTTTGCTGCTGCACATTATTTTGCACTAATAATTGAATTAAGCTTTGGTTTTCATGTTGTAGTTCTTTTAGCCTAAATGCTACGGTGAGCAGCAAGGAATTTAAACCGCCGTCCGGTGTTACAATGGTTTGACTGCATCTTTCGCATGCATCAATTAATTGTTGTGTTTCAACTTGTTCCATAATGTTAGATTAAATCATCACCAGCAAGAGCCCAAATTAATGCTCCGACCCATCCTATAAGAGTAAAGCCAAAAACAATGTTAATAAACAAAATAACCCAACGGTATTTGTGTCCTTTAACAAAGGCAAGGCATGATGGGCTTAAAAATAATCCTAGTAAAGCCAAACCTATTGCCGTTAGCACGATTGCGTCATTTGTCATAATGTTAGTATGTGTTCTTTAATTTCGTCAATGTTTAGCATTGTGGATACGCACCCATTGTTTTCAGTTACGGATGATATGTGAAAATGTCCACAATAATGTTTTTTTGGTGTACAAAGTTGAATCAATGTTCCATGATCGTTTCGCTCTTGAACACATTCGTCCCACAGCAGACGATCGCGACTACACCAACCTGAAATATTAGCTTTATCGGTAGGGCCGTTCCACCACGGCGCACTGTGAGTAATCAGTACATCGCATTGCACCGCAAGTTCAGGACACAATACAAAACCTTCATCGCGCCAATATGATCTTTCAGGAATACGGTTTATTCTATCAACACTAATTGCGCCGCCGACAAACAAGAATGTTTTACCATTAATACTTTTAAGAGTGTAGTCCGACAACAGTTCCAAATTGCTCTGAACAATGCGATCACGGCCAGTGAAATATTTTGGATCATCATGATTGCCTCTGATACTGAAAAACATAATGTTGTGTTCGGCAAAAAAAGCATTAAGCTTACGCCCAATCGACTTTTCCCTTTCAGGGTGATGAAAACCAACACCCAAATCGCCAACGCAAAGCAGGTAGCAATCGCGATTGTTGTAATGCAGAATGCTGTGTTTGATGGCACCAAATGTACCATGCAAATCTCCTACTATGTAAACAGGTTTGTTCATAGGTCTATTATAACCTAACTTTTGTTCTTTGTAAAGGACTATTTTTTATTTAGTTTTCTTGAGTTCCGAGTTTTTTTAATCTCAGATTCCACTACATTTTGTTCTTTTTTAATTCTTTGCTCTAAACGCTCCGCCACTTGATTACAATCCAACCATATGTCTTTATCATTTAAAAGATCAACAATTTCGGATGGCGTAAGAAAATCTTGATACATTTCTTGGAATAATTTTGCCGCCCACTTGCGTTCGTGTATCATACCGTGGTACATTTCGCCACCTTTTCCTTCGGTGCCTCCACTATAATTGTGAAACATAAACATACTGTGATCTGTAATAATAAACTCATCGGCCATTAAAAAGATTAATGTTGCGGCGCTCATACAAGCACCTTCAACACAAACAATTAGATGTGCTTTGGTTTCTGAAAGAACTTGGAGAAATTGTATTGTTGTAAACAAATTGCCTCCAGGACAGTTTATGTAAATTTTAATGGTGTCGGTATCTCGACTGTTCCGAATTTCATGAAAACAATCAACATAATCTTGAGGGTCACCAATTTCTTCAACCAAATAGTATTCTTTGGTTGAACCATAATCCTCAACATACGGTGTATTTTGACTTGATCTCAAAATATCTAAAATTCCTTGCGATTTAATTGAATGTTGTTTCATTATATGTTTTACCTTTATATGTATTTTAATTTAAATTTACCGTCAGAATAAATTTTGATGTAAGAACAAATGTTATCACAAAAAGATCCAGAATTTATATAGACACAAGTTTCAAAATATTTTATTTCGGCATAATGTGTATGACCTGCTAGCAGGACGTCATACAGTTTTCCGTATTTTTCGACAAATTTTCTGCTTACAATATTTTTAGCGTCAATCCAGGACTTACTTAATCGTTTTAAAGCTCTTGAAGTTTTATAAGACTTATCAAATTTTTGAACCCAATAGTACAACCCAGTAAAAAACCAAGTGATTATTGGTCGATGTTTTATCCAATAATCATACTTATCACCATGTTCGAAAAAGAATGTTTTGTTGTTAATTGTAGCACAGTAGTTTTCCAAAAGCTCCATACCTGTAATTGCGCTTAAAAATTCTACATTGCTATCATGATTACCTTTTACAAAAATGACATTATGAGTTTTTGAAAGTTTTCTTATTTTGCTTAAAATTTTCCAATCAAGCTTATCATATCGTTTAAATGAATAGTTATCAAATAAATCCCCATTGATTACGAGTGTATTAAATTTTAATTTTAAAACTTTTAATACTTTTTCTTTTTGACTTACATCTGTTCCCAAATGAACATCACTTATAACTAAAATTTCAATCATAATGCTTTTTCATTGTACATTTTAATTACTGTTTTTAGATCCTTTAACCATTTATATGTATTTTCTTTAAATACGATAGGATTTGGATCATCATCAACCGCCATTAATATTACACTTTGTGTAATTGGAATGTTCGTTCGTTCATAAAAAGCCGCGGCATAAAAAGCTGCTTGCATAAAATAATTTGAAATGTAATCTTTTGTTTTGCGTTGTCGTGATGTTTTAAAATCAATGACACTTAAAATTCCTTCATATTCTGCAATACAATCAACGCGACCAGCAATCTTAAAAATGTCACTGTACAACGGAGCTTCTTGCAGCACCACTTTTCCAACGTTTGCATCAAGCATCGGTTTTATGCTGTACCATAATGCTTTTACATGCGGCATTGTGTTTGGAGGAAAAATATCCGTTTCATTATTAAGATATTTTTCAGCAATAAGATGCAACGCGGTACCTCTTGTTCCCGCGTGGTGCAGCACTCGATTTGCTTCATGTGTACCTACCGCTGCTTTCCATCTTTCAATTCCTTCTTTAAGCACGGAACCAAGAACTGTTGTAATACTTGGATAATGTTTACCTTCAGGTGTAATGTATATTCGTGTACCAGGAACACTGGCATCACCAAGATTGTCATAACCTAATGAGACAGGTGCATGTACAAATGTTCTATTCGATCCCAAAATATTATCTTATATTAAATTCCAGTCAATAAACATATTTTGTTCCATATTCTTTTTCATACGGTCGTTGTTATGTTTATTCTTTTTAAATTTCCTATGATCATCGTACGAACAATAATCTTGTGCTTTCTTTTGTCTTTTGCTATCTCTTTTTTGTTTACTCATAAGATTAACGAGTTTGAATTGTACAACGTCTTCCGCTTTTGCTTTTAATTTTTGTAAGTACATCATTCCAACCACTGCCTGCTCTTTGTTGTAGCGTCATTGCACTTTCACTTGTAATGCTTGGAGGAAATGAAATAATTCTTTTTACAGAACCTTCAGCGTTGCATTGTACGCAAGGTTGGTTGATAGGCAAATCGCGATCAGCCATGGAAAGACTGCAATCCCATTCGTGAGTGCACTTTTCACATTTGTATGTGTATGTCATAAGTTCAAATCGGGAAATGCTTCACGTACCAATGATTTGGTAAGCAAAGGATATGTTTTATGAAGCTTTTTATCTTTTGCATCAACAATAATAGTTGCGTCCTTGTAATAAACAGTTTCAAGCAATTGAATGAATAGTTTTTCTTTTCTAAATCTATCAATTCGTGTATTACTTTTTGTAAAACGAGGAAGCATTTGAATTGCTTGTTTCAAAGGTGAAGGTTGCAATCCTACAGGAGATTTTTCCTGTCGATACGGAGGTGCACCTTCAGGTAAATCAAAAACTACAGAAGTGTCAAATGCGCATTGTAAAATAAATTTAAGAGCAAGTGATGTTCCATTTCTCAGAATATCAATTCGTTCTTGTTTATTTTTACTTTGCTCCAAAGATTCAAAAACTTCGTGCGGAAACAATACCATGGTTTTTCTTTTAATCATATATTTTATTTATGGAAAAATTCATTGACGCAAGATATTAAAAGATTGCATCTTTGCGCAATAAGATAATTTAGTACTTTGGAATTGCCTTTGGTCGGCCTATTGTTGTAAGCTTCGAGAATGCCAGCTTTAATATCGGATGGTGTTTTGCTGAGATCAATAACATTCAGGTTACGAATGTAATTGCGGTAAATGTCATCAGGCATTACAGCTTGAAGATTATCATTAGAAATTGCTTTGCACCATTCTTCAATTTGCTTTGCGCGCAATGGTGTTTGACGCGTGCCTTCTTCCAAAAACACTCGATCGGCACTCAGCACGTTTGGAACACCATCGCTGCTGTCACCTTTAAACACATGTTCCAGCAAATAGCGTTGAGGGTTTTTATCGGATACCAATTTTTTAGTCAAAGGGCTAAACTGTTGAACATTATCATATTTTTGCAATTGAATAAAATCTTTATCCGCACTGACAATCATAACAGGTTCATAATTGCCAAATTCCTGTGTAGTTTCTACAAGTGTGCCGATAACATCATCAGCCTCAGCCTTGGGATGTTGAATCACAGCATACGGTAAGTATTCGGAAATTTCATCTTTTACTTTATTAATAATGCGGAATATTTCAGTCCAATCGAGTGTGCTTGCTTCACGGTTTTTCCGACGTGCGCCTTTATATTCGGGAAAATAATCTTTGCGCCATGAACCGCCATCACAGGCAATTACCATCGCGCCATACTTATCACGATACTTTAAATTGTACATTCTCAGTGAATTGAGAATAATATGGCGAATAAAGTTTTCCTCAATTTTGTCAGGTTTAACCTGAGAAAATACACCTGAAACGGCAATGGCTGAATAATCTATGAGAATCATATATTTGTTGTTTGAAGATATATTGTACCAAACTTTTACTGAACTGTAAACAAAATTATGAACTTTTTTTCCACAAAGATTTGACGTGGTTGGAGTGTATCTTGGTCCCAATAAAGTTGTTATAATAGTCATCACTTAGCAGCACCTCAAGTTGAAACTGAAGACGTGCTTCTTCATAGTTTAATTCACCTTTGGAATGGCATATTGTTAAGACTTCTCTTTGAAAATCATGTGGTCTTTCCTGAACCAGAGCTTTTACAATTTCACTTGATCCATAATATTTTTGCCAATCACTATGAACAATTTTAGTTCGTTTTTTGGTTTTCCCTTTTAATGGAGCCAAACGTCTTTTACCTATCAGTGTTTTCTTACCAATATATTTTTTACCGTTAAGACTGTCGGTAATACAATAAACAAAACCTACGGCACCAGCATCAATTTCTGCTTGAGCAATTTCGTCCGTAAATTCTTTTTCTTTGTAGTACCATGAACCCATAGTTTATATATTAAAATATATCGGATGCATCTTCTTCATCACAATAATTTTTATGTAAACCGCAGAACGGGCAATATTCGGGATAAAGTTCCTCATTCGGATCATCATCTTCTTCATCATAATTATTATAGTATTTGTCACCTTCGTCATCCCAGGTAAGTTCATACGCATATTTACATTTGGAGCATTTGTTGGATTCAATCATTGTTTTTTAATTCTTCTTTACGTTGGTAATATGCTATTATTGGAATGATTGGCCATACACATAAAAATATCACGCACAACATTAATAGTATGATTATTAATAGAGGGACGCTAAATAGTGATGCAATTGCATACCAAAATGGGCCAAGGTCATCGGATGGAGTTTTTTTGTTCATTATGCTTCACATGTTGTGCAAGTTGTGATTGATCGTGCCAATTCTTGAGATGGGTTTGCGCTGCGTTGATAGTACAATCCTTTTACTTTAAGTTCCCAAGCAAAAATCATAAGTTCGTTTACTTCCTTAGGTTTGGCCTTTGGTGCAATCATAAGATTTAATGACTGCCCTTGGTCAATATATTTTTGCCGTTGCGCCGCTTGAATAATTATTTCCTTTTGACTTATTTCACCAAAGGTTTTAAATACAGCTTTTTCTTCATTTGACAATGATGAGAGATGTTGAACACTTCCACCATGAATAAGAATATCTTTCCATGTTTCGGTATTATTAAGATCCTTGGATTTTAGCAGTTTTAATAGTTCTGGATTCTTATAGGTAAATTTTCCTTTGGCCAAATCCTTAACAAAGTAATTACTGTTTAATGGCTCAATCGAAGGGCTGACTTGACCAAGAATAAAGCTGCTGCTTGTTGTAGGAGCCACTGCCATTGTTGTAGTGTTTCGGCGGCCATAACCTTTTAGCAATGGTGGTGTTCCAAAAAGTTTGGCCAATTTGACACTTGCAGCATCGCATTTTTCGCGTATTGTTTTAAAGATTGTAATGTTTTCAGTTTGCGCATCCATGCCTTCAAACGGAATACCTTTGCTTTGAAGATATGTATGATAACCAAGAACACCAACACCAAGAGCACGTTGATGCATGGCAAACTTTCTTGGCGCTTCCATATAAGCCACATCTTTGGTTTTATCAATAAATTCCGTCATTACGGCATCAAGAAAATAGACGAGTGTTTCAATCGCATCTGTATCTTTAAGTTCATCCCAGCGTTCAAGGTTAAGCGATGAAAGGTTACAAACAAAGCTTTCATCAGGTCCATTGGACAAATAAATTTCGTTGCAAAGATTTGAATTATTAATTTTCATTCCTTTGTCTTTGTATACCTGAGGCGCAGCGTTGTTTGCATTATCACTGAATAACAAATAAGGATATCCGCTTTCAAAGCGCTTTTTAATAACAAGACCCCAAATTTTTCTTTTGTGTTTGTCACCTTCAATCATGCTGCTCATCCATTCATCAGATACAGTAATACCAATACTCATGTCTTGAATGCTATTGCCATCACCTTTAATTTGGAGAAATTCTTCAATGTCACCATGATCAATTGGCAAATAAGCGGCAAAACTTCCACGGCGGACATTACCTTGAGATACAACATTCATTGTTTTGTCATACAGTTCCATAAAATGAACTGCACCTGTGCTTGTGCCACCGCTACTAATAACGCTACCTCTTGATCGTATGTTTCCAAAATAACCACTTGTTCCGCCACCGCCTTTTGTCATCATGGCCACTTCGCTTAATTTGCCAAAAATACCTTCCATTGTATCAGGAATGTATGATCCAAAACAACTGATAGGTAATCCTCTTTCACGAGCAAAGTTGCTCCAAATAGGACTGCTTAATGAATAATAACCTGCGTGCAAATAGCGTTCAAACTTATCCGCAAAACCTGATATTCCTAAAAGCTTTTCAGCTCCATCTGCAATATCACGCATCCGACTTTCAGGTGTTTCACCTTCAAGCAAATATCCTCTTTCTAGGAATTTGCGACTGTCAGAATTTAACCAATATATTTTTTGTTTTTCCATAATGTAAATGTATGTATCCTTTAGAAAAGATCATCTTCACCAAAACTTTGATTCTTTTTAGAATATTCTGTCGGTCTTGAAAAAAAGAAATCGGTCATATTATTGCCGTGCAATTGTTCATCAAACCAAATTGTTGCATCAAGTAGTGTTTGATCAAGTTCAAAAGGTTTGGCAAACCCAATTTGCGTCATGCTTTCGTTGATACGACTTTTAATAAATTCCTTGAGAATGTTTGCATTCAATCCAGGCTCGTCAATGCCGTTAATCATCCAATCAACAATTTTGGATTCAGCTTTGTATGCTTCAAGTGCTTGTCCTGTAATTTTAGCTTCAAGTTCGGCATCAAATAATTCGGGACATTCTTGACGGATTGTTTTAATAATTTGAATGCCTACAAGTGCATGAATATTTTCTTCATTGCGCGTATATTTTACTTGCTGATCGGTATCTTTAAGAACATTTTTATGTGTGGCAAACCAATTGATAATATAAAATTGGCTGAACAAGGAAACATTTTCAACAAACAATGTAAACAGTATAAGCGCATATAAATATTGTTTTTTGCTATCTTTATAAAACCTATGAGTGTATTTTTTAAGATAATTAACACGCCCTTGAATCCAATCCAATTTAAGATTTTCCTCAAATACATCTTCAAGACCAAGCACGGTAAGCAACCGCTCATATGCATTGTTATGAATAACCTCCGTATTGGCCATAACATAGCCAAGATCTTGTAACGATGGGTGAGGAAGATTATCACCCAATTTGGCCCAAAAACTTTTAACCGAAACTTCAATTTGACCGATCGCACTTAGTGTGCGAATAATAATATTTCTTTCCTGTTCTGTAAGAATAGTTTTAAAATCATGAACATCGCTTTTAAAACTAAATTCTTTATCAGTCCAGAATCCATTGTGCATCGCCTCAATGAAATTTTCTGTCCATGGATAATGGTTTGGTTTGCGCGAAATCTGTTCGTCAAATATTGTTGTGTCGGTAATAGTATTCATTGTTAAATTTGTAAAAAATAAGCCACTTTGTGACATATTAGGTTTCCCTTAATGATTATACATTAAAATGGAGAAATGTAAACATAAAGTGTTTACATTTTATTCTTTTCCTCGGCTTATGCTTTTTAATGATCCATTAAGACCATTTTTAAGAACAATTGTATGTGTCTTATGTTTTTTTGCATAATCATAAACGCCTTTTTCGGAATCATCTTCCAAATTTAAATAAGTGCTCCATTTTTCAAACACCGAACTTCCCTGTTTAAATTTAACAAAAGTTTCATTTGTTACTTCAAACATTTTCCATGTTTGTCTTTTGGCAATAACATCACTTGGTGTTGGCGTTTTGCCATCAACATCTTTTCTTTTCATTCCTATTGGAAATGAAGGCATTGACACCGCGCCGCTTCCAACCGAAACATCTTCCTTTTTTTGTTTATTCATTGTCTTGTAATATCCTGTTGTGTAATATATATCGGTTGCTGTGTTTTACAATGATGCACCTTGTAAACATTAACACCGAAAATTTGTCCAACAGGCGGTGTTTCATTTTCCACTATTACATTTGTTTGACTTAGCGCCAACACGTGACCAGTTGCTTTTAATGCAACGGGTCGGTTTAAAACATATCGACCGTTTTTAAGTTTTTGATCTTCGGTAATATGCCAAGTGCATTCATTAAGAGTTGAAATGTCCAAAGCAACACCTGTCGCCTTTTCCATTATTGCAATAAGCTTTTTATCAGAAATTCCAGTATGCTCCTTAATCAAATATAATGCTGTAAGATATGATGCAATTGTGGATTTACCAAAAGGAATTTTATTTAAGAGTCTTTTAATGTTAAAGACCAATCTGTGAAAAATATTATACTTACTACGCTCAACACTGTTTTGTGGGCTGCGAATGTGTTTGCCATCCTTATCAATAAGTCCCAATTTATATGCTCCTGTGCTGGTCCAACGAGTAGTCAACAAACGTAAAAAACGTAAGGCATAAATTGTATCAGCTGTTCTGGAAAGTAGGCCCATAATTAAAGATTTTGAAGTTTTTTAGTAATGTAAAGATCGCTTGGTATATTCGAGTAGTCGTCTGGATGAATATAATTTAAATATAGTAAAAAGGTTTTTAGCGCGGGCCAATGTTCCTCATTCAGTTTATAGAAACACATTTGTGTCGCCGATGAAATTGTAAAAACATTATAAATAATAATCAGATGATTTAAAATAAGTCTTTCTTGTAGTATTTTTCTTTTACTATACTTATTTAATAGTTTTTTTAGATACTTAAAACGATCAACGTCACAATAAAAATCATTTAAATCCAAACAGTTTGGATTGTTGTAATGCCTTGCGGCATATATGTTGAAATTCTTATCATTAAGTTCTAAATTTGAGCTTTGCATAACCTATAAAGTTATTTATCAGCCAATAGATCAGTAACACTTTTTCCTTTTTCCCAAAACTTACAACTCCAATAACGAGCTTTCCATTTTGGACCTGGATCGGTATCACAATGATGCCTTGCTCTAAAACTTTTTAGGCGTTGTGGATTATCTCTTTTAATGTCTGTACTTGGATCACCAAACCCAAGTTTAATTACATTACCTTTTTCATTGCGAACATAAACATAAAACTTATGTTTTTCGTCACTCGATCTAAAAGGGTTATCAAGTTCTACTTTGCGACCTTGATATTCTGCTTCGGATATAAAGTTTAAAAATGATTTAATCATACTATTTGATACCAACTTAATATTGTATTGAATGTAGAATTAACTGAATCTGCGGCAATCGCTAATGTATAAACATCAGAAACGCCAGCTTGAGTTCGGCCCAACTGTAAAAATTGACTTCCCAAATCGTTGAGTGTTATGGATTCACTTGCATTTGTAATAAATCCAGATTTTACTATGGTTCCACCAGTCATAATCGAATCGCTTATCGTGAATTCAGTGCTTGCGCAATCTGGGTGAACGGTCCATGTAGGAGTGGTCGCAAAGGTTGCATTTTTTATTAGTGCCCATTGATATTTTTTATTTTGTTCAATTACAATTGAAACTTCAGTAGGAATAATTATACCATCAAGCTTAGTGGACGCTAAACTAATAGATACTGTATTAAAGAATTTTCCGCGGTCAGCATTAGTTCCATTAGTTTGACGAGTAACAAATACCGAAGCCGATGATGCTTGACAATATGTTAACGACTCAGGGTTATGACCACCTTCACTAATTACGCACAAAATTTTACAAGTTTTGCTTCCTCATCACGACGTGTTAAAAGTCCATCAAGTCCTTTACCAACCCATAAGCGTTTCATTGCGACAATTTGTCCCGCAATATAATTGTAAAGGTTTAACGTTTTAATCTCACCGCCAATTGCTTTTCTAATATTATTCATTTCCACGCGGGAAGCACCTACAACACTTCCGCCTCTATTAAAAACAAGTGATACAAGAGCGCCAAAAGCATCAGGGTGCAAAGCATCGCTTCCTGGAAACGCTCTTTTTGTTTCACTTATAAATCTTGGTAACGTATCGCTTATAAACACGCTTTCAGCTGCTTCCCAAGAAACACTAATATTTTTTACACGCGAAATGCAACTTTTTGCGGCCTTACCTTTTTTACCAATTGTGCTCAACAACGAGTTATATGAATTCGCATCAAGATGTTCATACCAATCCTTTTTAAATTGCGCTGCTGTATTGTACCCAAGATCGTAACCTATTCCAATTGTAACACCACTTTGTCCACCAGGATATGTAGGATGTTTTAATGCTTTATTGTAATAGTTTGCTCCTCCACCAACTTCATATTTTAATATAAGATCATATGCTTTATCGGAAATACCAATTTTAAGATTAGGTTGCAAAGTTTCCTTTATTTCCTCAACAAATATTTCTTTCCCGTTTAAGCTTTCCAATTTGGAAATAATAGCCGACCAAGTAATGAGACCGTCTTGTCCATCAACTTTAAGCTCAAGAAGCATTTGAGCTTTTTTTACCAAGTCGATTTTATTAAAAGTTTTATTAAAAGTGGACATATTATTCTATTGGTGTTTGAATCGAATATTTGGATTGAATAGTCGCTGATGCAGTTTTGATGGTATCATATAAATCTGCAACCGTTTGTCTTGTTTCCTCATCTGTTGAGTCCAAACTTGAAACAATTTGATACAAACCGTCGATGCTTTCGATACCATCACTAAGATACATTAATGACAAACCAAGTGCATCATCAATGGCATCAAGTTCCTCGTCCTCAAGTTTAGGAATATTGGATTCTTTTGTTTTTGATATTACCGTCGGTTGTGTTCCGGAACGAATGGTTGCGAGTGTTTTCATATGTTAGCTTTTTTTATTGGCAACAAAAGAACGGAAAGATTCCTTAATTTCCAATGCAGAAGTTTGCGGTTTGTATTGCTGTTCAACAAATGCTTCCACCAAATTTGAATCGGTGCATTTTGTTGCAAGTTCAACAATTTTCATATGGCGCAACGTTGCCACATTTGTTTTTTCTTGAATTAAAATGTAATGAAAGTTGAAAAAATCAATTTCATTTTGCGATGGTTTACGACCTAAGGCGATTTCAATTGCACTCGTTTCATCAGGTGCTTTGACTTTTACTTGTTGACCACCATCACGCGGTTTGATAATCCATGAATCATAATGTTCTTTTTCTTCCTTAAGACCATATGTACCTTTGATTGGTACTCTTGGTTCACTGATTCCCTTAGCGTATTGTTTTAAATAATCTTCGGCATGATCTTTTGCCTCAAATGGAGTGTTATAAGATGCTTGTCCAAGATACAACACTTTGCCACTCTTGTTGACAACCTTTGGTCTATATCCACCAAATTGTGATTTTTCGGAAGTTGCCATATAATTATTAATATCAATGGCTTCTTGCACAGCATCTTCTTTTAATCCTGCAGCTTTGGAATATTTAATATTAGGATCAAGTTTAAAGATATAATTTACTGTATCAATGAAACTTCTGTTCCCACCTTTAAGCCAAGTATTAAGATCAATTCTTTTGTTAAACATCTTAATTTGTTTTGTCAAACGGTCGATAAATTGTTTTTTAGCGCTATCGGATGATGTATCCTCCAAATCGGATTCAGACCATTCTTTCCAAGAAAGATCATGAAGAAAACCATCGGCATCCAATGCTTGAAGAAACAGTTTGCTTGATCTTGCGCCGTCATTTTTTTTACCGTCAAGCGTGTAAATTCCTTTTGAAACAAAAGTTTTTGCTTCTTCCGATTCTGTATTAGTTTTATCCATATGTTTTACTATTCTTTGTCCTGGTGTGTCTTTTATATATTTTTTTCTTAACTTGTCAGTTCCTTCAAATCCCGCACCGTATTCTTCGACAAAAATTGTCATAGTCTTTTTGGTATTGTTGTCAGTAACTTCAAGATGTTTTCCTCTTTTTACATCATATGATGAATCCCAAATTCCATCTTTAAGTTTAGCAATAACTACATCATATTTGTATGATGGAATTTTTGCTTCCTTAATACCTTTTTCTACACATGATACCAATTTGATATAATATTCTGGATCTTCAGCAAGGTGATGTTTTGCTATAATTGTCGCAATTTCTTCGTCATCTGTATGTTCCAGTTCAATTTTAATGCCTGCGGCCAATTGTTCTGGATCATACTCGATTGAATCATCATTGGCTTTAAACGGTGATGAATCATCACATGCTTCATTCTTTTGAGCAGCATAATATGCACCAAGAGCCATTGAAATTCTCTCCTTTTTAGTCTTACCTTTAAATTTAGGATTTGTACTATCAATAAAATCTCGAATCCATGCGGATGCAGGTTGTGATGCGCTTAACTTTTCAGTTACGAATTGTTCTTTATAATAAAAACTATGAATATCCTTTTTAGGATCATATTTTACCACCAAATCGTCTAACACAAAATCATCACCATATTCCTCAACAGCGTTGGCGAAACCGGAAGCGTCACCAAATATATGATCAACCACCTCGTCATCTGTACAGTTTCCTATATAACTCAAATTATCAGATTTTTCTCCAAGTTGCAATTGTTCTTTTAAATTGCCGGAAATTTCGGAGAATGTAAGATCTTCCAACGTCTTTAAAAGTTGGTCTTGGCTTGAGGCTTCGTTTAATAGCGTATTCATTATTGTATATTTATCAAATCCTTAATAAAAAATTTGTTTTCTTTTAGTGTGTTTAAATTTTTGCAAAGCACGTGGTTTGCACCTCTTTCCAAAATGGATAATTTATCGGAGCCTGTTTTGTTGGAATGCACAATGTCTCCAACATTAAAAATTGATCCGTTAATATAATGTTCTCTTACTTCGCTTAATGTATCAAATTGTACATGCGTGCGAAAGTTGTAACTTTCTTCAAGACCCATGCCTTTACGCACGGCGTTAAATAGTTCTTTAACATCGCCAAATGTTTTTGGAACACCTTTGGAAAATGTTTGTAAATCGTTGTCAGCGGCTGCACTTCTCATTTTTGATGCACTTACGGCAAAAGTTGCTTCACCTGTTCGGTCATCAATATCAGGATCTCTTGTTCCAGTTGATACAACATTTACGCCATCAGGAAATTTGTAATATCCATGCGCGCCTTTGACACCATCATATTTTTGTAATAAAGACTTAAATTCGTTAACTCGATCGCTTCCAACGGCAACCGTAAAACGTGTGTATCCTTCATCATATGCGCTTGTTGCAACATCAAATATGTTTTTTACATTGTGGTCAAGTATAATATTACGGCCGTATGACGGAAACATTTTGCGCATAAATTTAATTTTCTCCTCATAACCTAAAGGATTTTTCTTAGGATCTTCGCTTTGAGAAGCATATATTTTGAATGTTTTGCCTTTGGCCATTGCGGCAATTGATTCAATATTTTCCTGGTGCCCTCGGGTCGGTGGATTAAAGCGACCAAATGAAATGATAATTTCATTCATTCGATCTTCAGTAAATTTTCTAAATGTTTTCATGCGTTTTGACTTAAAATGGTTTGTGCAACGGTATCAACTTCGTCTTTTCTTTTTGCGACAATTCGCTCAATTTCAAGACGGCGAGCAAGTGGCAAATCATCTTTTGAACTACCGTCCAGCACTTCCAAACGAATTACTGCTCTTGCGGCACTGCGGGCCATTGCAACTTCGCGGCCTGAAGGAGTTTCCGGTTCTTCAATGTCCATGTCCTCATCTTCAACATACGAACGATGGCGTTTGTGATATTGATATGGAATCAAACCAACATTATCTTCAGGTGTGTCACCATCTGTATAATCAACAGGTATAATATCTCTTAGACGCAAAGGTTCGGACTTCATAGTTCTATTTATAATAATTCGCATTAACGACCTACCGCACGTTTTTGTGCATACTTGAGTTCTGTTGTGCTGCCAATGTATTCTGCTTTAATTTTACCTAAAGCACTTTTAAGTTTGTTTTTCACCTCGGACTCGCTGTTACCGATAGACATTAGAAAACTGGCAATGACTCCTTCACCCGCATGAAAACTATAATCATGTGATGTATTGCCAATTACTTCAGCTGGCAATACATCATATGCAACCTCATCAACAATCAGACGGTATCGTTCACTCGTTCGAACAACTCCTACATGTGTATATTTTTCTTTAACAGCATCAATCAAATCATATTTTTCCGAACTGTTTTGATGAGATGGAAATTCAACCATACGTTTTGCAAAACCAAATAATGTTTTACTCTTAGGGATGAATATGTCAATCATATAACCAAATACTGAGGAACGCAAACCGTTTGCTTTATAAAATTTTTCCCATTTTTTATCAACGAGTAGATCATCTTTGCCGCCTCCGGCTCCTTCGGTAGGATCAAGATATTGCCCAAAGTTACCATCACGATGGTCAATCTTTTCAACTTCATAATGCAGATCAGCCGTATCAATGCCAGATGCTTGCACCATATCACCAAATTTATACTTTGGCGCTTCGAGTATGGTGCGAGCTATACTCACCAATGGATCATTTTGTATGTTTAAATAATTCATCTTTCCCACCCTTTAATAATAGAAGGATCAAAATTGTTACGAGAAAAACTCATACGGTCAACAAGTTTTACAACGTTTTGTTTAATCTTATCATTGATTGCAAATCCTTCTTGACCTGTAACTTTCAAGACATCGGACGTTCTTACAAATGTTTCCATCTTTTTAAGATCTTCCAATTTTTTAATGATAATAAGTTTTGCCCGTACAATAGCATTTTGTAAATCGTAAATGAGAGCTAAATTTTTCTTATTTTCTTCAGAAAAGAATTTTAAAAATTCGTCACGTTTTGCTGTTGCGCTTGTTTTTCCTGCTTCACTCTTTTTGGAATCAATATCCTTTTGAGCTTTGGCGTTGATCCAAACCAACAAATCTTTTACATGCTGTGTTGTATCCTTAATACTTTGTCCTTTACGTACAAGTGTATTATTAAATGTTTCCAATGTTTGAGCAAGTGTTTGATTGTCTTCAATTTCTTTTAATGTGGAACCGCTTATGCTTTGGAAAATTTTACCTGCTTCGGAAAGAATGTCCGTTAATTCTTTTGTTTCCTTGGCTGTTAATGTTGCCTTTCCTGAAAGATCTCGAATGTAAGTATCAGTAAACCAAACATCAGGTGTTTTATTAAGAACATTTGAATTGAAGCCGTATGATGCTTTCATAGATTCAAAAGTATCGCCAGTGTATTGTGTATGGAAAAATACTCCAATTTTGCTTGCTTTTATTGTTTTGGCCAAAGCACTATCTTTTGGAATGGCATAAACAATTGTATTTGGTTGAAATGTAAGATATTCCTTACCATCATATTCTTCAATTTTTAAATCTTGAGATGTATATGCCAGGTCGCCTTGAAGAACACCTTGTATACCAAGTTTAGGAAAGTATTTTAATGCAATGGAAAGTTTATCGGCAAGGTCACCAGACGTATCAGCACGAACATCAGCTTCGGTTTTATATACCTTTGGGTTTTTATTAAAGATTCCTTTTTTGGCAACGAAGAATTTGCCATCAGATGGATCGGTGCCGACAAATATTGCCGGAGCACCATCAAATTTAGCCGCAACATCATATGATTGTTCGCTGTGACCTGCCAACATATCACGCATGCTGCGTAATGCGGTAATTGCTTCACGTGCGCCTGCAACACCACCATAAAGAATCTGGTCCTCGATGTGTGTCATATGAAGATTTTTACCTTCGGCGGAGGCTTCTGTTATGTAATGTTGTTTAAATGTAATCATTTGTTTTAATCTTATTCGTCATGTAATTTGATAAACGGTGCGCTTAATTCAGATTGGCTGCTGGCGTATTGAATGCTGCTGGTAATAAAATCATCTTGTTCATTAGAATCGGTAATAATATCAATAAGTTCCAAGCCAATATATTTGCTGAATAACCATGATTTTCCATTTGCATCAACTTGATCTTTAAATTCATCATATGATAATTTTTTACCGTCAGTTGAGTATCTGCTGTAATTTTCATAAAATTTCTTCAGCATAATAGGATCCATTTTTTCAATTGCCGATTTTAAAACTTTAACATCGGTAAGCTGTTTAAGACCCAAACGTCTTAGGACACCTTGAATTGGACCATAACCAAGTTTTCCTCCGTTGGCAATTTTGCCTTTAATTTCACCTTGCCAAGAAGGTTCATTAAATGTTCTAAATTGAACTTTACCATTAACAGTAAAGTAAATATAGATATCCTTCGAGGAAAAGAATCCTTCGGAGCCAGTGGTAAATTTATCAAATTCAATTACTTTCTTTTCTTCATCATAATTGTAATAATCAATTTTGCCACCTTTTTTCATTTTTTTCAATGAAACGCCAATAATGTCTCCACTGGCCAGTGCTTCATACAATATTCTATTTAATTCAACAATGTCATCAATGGTATGATCAAATTTGATTTGAGCTCCTACTGGTGAAAGCATGTAAATATCCGCTGGACTCCATTTATTAAGGTTACTGAAAAGTTTATCAACCTTATTTAGTTTCATGAAAACTTTTTCAAGATTTTTTACCCATGAGGAACCTCTATGAAATGTATAATTTTTCTTACCAAATCTTTTATATAGTAATTCAGCACCAATAATACAAGATTTTTTCCAGCTGTCGGAAAGATTAAGAATATTTTCCAATGATTCATTAACCTTAACACTGGCATATGCTTCCTTTAAGTCGTCATCATTATAATCCGCGGTGCCGTTCCATAATGCTTGAGCATATACACATTGCGCACTTTCACTTAGTGTTGTAATTTCACTTCCCGCGCCTGCAGCCTTTTCTGCGCCGCCAAATTCAGCAGTTTTTGCAAATTTACCAAGTGTATATGATGCAGTGCCATCCTCGCTTTTTAAAACAATTTTTGTAGGATCGACTTTATTTAAAATGGCATCGGCCACAGCTTTATCGTATTTTAGTACAACCGTTTCACCAGTAGTAAGTACGAAAGGAGATTTTTTCTTAAGTTTTTCAATAAACTTATCAACACGCACTTGATATTTGTACAATTCCCCTGGTGCCAAATTATTGGCTTCTGTTAAAAAATGTTGTTTAAATGATTTCATTATTACTATTTATTGCTTTTAAAAAACTTTTTGCTTAGTTCCAATTCATACTTATCGGCCTCAAGTTCCCAAGGCATTTCTTCATAATCCGAATCTTCCGAAAAGTTTACACCTTTCCATTTTGCGCAATAGTTACCATTTAGTATGGTAAGTTCTTTACGGACAAATTGTTTGACGTGCACCATTTCGTGAGCGAGAGAACACAGCATTGTTGATTCAGATTGAGAACAATCTATACAAATGGTATAATCGCAACCTGCATTATATAAGTCCATTTGATAACATGATGCATACGCTCCTTCCTGTGCCAATAAGTTTTCCTTTATAAAGACCGCCACCTTTAATTTTCTTTTTCGTGGCATCAAAGATTTAATAAAAAAATGCGATGCTCTAAGAAGCAACTGTTTTAAGTGCTTATCAGAACATCCATATATTTTTACTTCAGGCAAAACAAAGGAGTGTTAAATGTTGTCATGCGTACATTTCGATCATACGCACCAAATCTGCTTCGGAAATATTAACACCAGCAACTTCGGCTCCCGCTTTCATATTTAAACCTCGAGATAGTTTTCGCAAGTTTGGTTTTTGTTGTGATTTACCTGCACGCAACAGTTTAATAACTTCTTTGCGTGAGTCAAGACTCAGTGTTAATCCGTCTTCCAATTCCATAGTTCCGACAATCTTTTCCATAAAGTCGTAAATTTCATCTTCGGTAGGATCAATGTTAACAATAAATGCACGCGTACGAAGAGCACCGTCCGGATCAAGTTTGTCAAGTGATAAGTTGGAAATGAAAATAATTCTTCCTGTAAATTCAAAGTAGCGAGGAATTAAACCGTCATCAAGAATTTCCTCATCGGTCATGTCATCAGGGTCAACGACATTTTTACCCATTTTGTTCCAAACCAATTTACGAACTTTATTTGTATTCGTAGCGGCTTTTATAATATTGCGCGATTCTTGATCACCAAGTGTGCTGTCACTGTCATCAAATAGAACGATTTTATCTTTATAACGGAATAATAAACTGTATAAGCCGGCTGCACTGGATGTACCTGTGTTTTTGAAATAACCTGAACCGTCGCGCAGTCCGGCACTCTTTAAAATCTTTTCGGTTGTAAATGTTTTACCAACACCGCCCGAACCGCTAATAAACAATGCATTAGATGAACCGCTAATTGTCATGCGGATTAAATTTTCCAAATCTTCCAATTGTTTTTCAAATGACAATTTTTCGATATTTTTGGAAAGGTTATCAAGATTCTTATTTGATCCGTAACTTTCGTTTGAACTTCCTTTACTTACCTTGATACCTACAACACCAAGTTGTGATAAAATTTTGCTTTTATCTTTTATAATGCTTTCAATGTCGCGGGTTGTTCCTTTCCACTCATATTTGTTTCCAACTTTAAACAGCAGATCGGGAAATTCTTTTCTTATTTCATCAAACACTTTTACACCTGCGATTTTATTGTACGAATAAATTTTGCTTTGTGTTAAGGTGCCTTTAGGTGCATTATCCGCAATAATAGAAACAATGCCGTCAAACATTGTGCTTGAATCCATTGTTTCATTCTCATTTAATGGAACATCATCAGGTGGAGACATTGTAGTTCCCAATTTAATGCCTTTATTGTTAATCATATCAACAATCACAGGAAGAACCTTGATAACCGAAACACGTGAATCAAATTCAACGAAGAATGGAGATGGATCTTCACCGTTCCAATAATGCACTGATGCAAGGTTTACCAAACCGATACTTCCCGCACTCTTATAGTTAAATCGAATAGATTGATTACCTTTACTTGAAAACATTCTTAAACCAAAACCAGAATCTCCCGAGTTTTTATATTCTTCAATTCCTGGAAGCTTGAAAAATGTTTTACCAGTTTTTTTGGCAATGTATTGAGAAATTGTATCTGCGACCTTTAATGCCGTTTCAGATGTGATTCGTTCGGTAAGATATTCTTTAAATTTGAATTTGTGTTTCATAAGGTATTGATGTATTTATACATACTCATACTTTAAATCCACCAAAATTATTAGCTCTTACCGAAGTCTTACCAGCCATAAATTGACTTGGAGCTGCTGCTGAACTTTGAGATCCGCTGTCAACCGTAATATTAGCCATTGGATCAGCCAAATCATATAACCTCATTTTACTTCGATCCACACCAACAGTAAATCTTTTATGTTTTGAAAGATCATTGTAGCGATTTTTCAACTGTTTTACCATAATTTGATTTGATTTTTCAAGTGCTTCATTACTGATCAAAACAAGGAATAAATCCACTGTATGTGAAATACCCATAGATTCGGAAACATTTGTAATATCAATATCACTATTAGAATTGTGTGTTAGAATATTATTGGCAAAAAATAAATGATTCCCATTTACTTCAATATCAATCATTTCAATATCATAATCCAATTCCTCAATTTGCGTAATTATTTCTTCCATATTTTAATTCAATGTCACTAAAGAATCTCCATTTTTTAAACCAGAATTAATTGATTTATCAACGCCGCCGACAGGAAATTTGTGATCAGCACTGCAAATAATTGTCTTTCCTGATGAAGTTGTAATACGATATGCTTTCTTTTTAGTCTTAGGGAAAACGGTAATAACATCATTAAAGCCGGTATTACTTTTTATTTTATCACCAACAGTAATTTCATTTAAAAATTTGTTACCATATTCAGTTTCAACTATAGTAGAAGGATCTAAACAATATCCATCTCGATTTACTTGTGTTGCACTCCAAATAGCCACATTAAATTCAACAGCCAATCCGCGGACTTCCTCTGCAATTGATTTTACTAGTGAGTAAGAATTAATCGAACCTCCCAATCCTTTCATTCGACTGCTGGCACAAATATTAATGTAATCAATATAAATGACATCTGGAACAAATTTCTTTTTCATCTTTAATTCCAACAGCAACGCGCGAAAGTGACCAACATGTGCGGCTGCGGTAGGATATTCCTTTACAATAAGAGTTCCTTTTGTACGATCACCAACATTTTTGATTTTTGAAGAAAATGATGACCGAGATAAATCTTTCAACTGATCAATTCTTACATCAAGAAGATTAGCGTCAATCCGTTCGGATATTTTTTCCTCCGACATTTCCATCGTAATGTACAACACATTTCTTCCTTCGGCCAAGTTTGCCGCGGCCAAATGACACATGGTTAAACTTTTACCACCACCAGTTCCGGACATTAACATACTCAATGTTTTTCTTGGAATTCCTCCGCCCGTAATAACATTCAACATATCCAAATCAAATGGTATTTTATCTTCGGTTTTATGATAAAAATCATACCGTTGTTCCGCATTGGCAATATAATCGTGACCTACGTTTGTATCAAATGTCACGCTTAATGCTTTGGCCAAAATCTCAGGAATAAGTCCTTCACCTTTGGTTTTACTTTTACCGTCAATAATGGTAATCGCTTCCATTACGGCAAGATGAACAGCACGATCTTTACACCATTTTTCGGTGCTATCAATTAACCATTCCAATTCAACTTCGCACGGAATATTAATTTCCGAAATACATTTTGCAACTTCATTGCGATCATTACGATGCACATAATCGCTATTTTGGAATTCAATGTCAAGAACATTTGAATTTGGAAGCTTATTATATTTGCTTATAAAACTTAAAATAAGACCATATACTGATTTGTAATGGCCTTCAAAATATTCTGTTTTTAAGTGTGGTAATGCTTTTCTGCAAAAAATTTCATTTTGAACTAAATTTTTTATTATAATATCTTCAAGATTATTGTCCATGCGGTACTCTCAACTTTTACCAATTTTATATTCTTGCTGTTCCAATATGGAGGCTAAAATATCTCCAATGTAATTCATAAATGATTCATTTTTCATTAAATCATCATCATTTATTTCATCCGGGCATTCCTCAATTTTAAATTGAAATTGCAATTTAGCATAATTTTTATCCTCGTCCTCTGTTATTGAAACAGTGCCGTATGTATATATTACGTTCTTCCAAATTCCTGTCAATAATTTGATGGAATAAAATTCAGACGATGGTTTTTCAACAAACTTATAATCAACGCCTTCTTGCATATTAGTCAATGTTTTCAATTTCTTGTTCAACGGTTTGATCAAAATCAAAATCATCACTGGATGAATCAATCATATCGCGCAATCCAATTGTATATTTGTTTTTAATGTGTGTTGCAAAGTTTGTATTTTTAAACACACCTTCCCAAAAGTCTTTGGTCATTGTTCCTGCTTCGCGCACAGCCTTGGAAAGTTCTGCTTTGGTTTCTGGGTTTATTGCCATGTACCAACCGTTTTTTGGTTTTACAACATAACCCGCTTCAAGCGCAATGTCAAGCAGTCCACTCCATTTTTCAATACCACCTTTCCAACTTACGCTGATGGGAATTTTGCTTTTTTCTTTTACAAAGCGTGATTTTTCAATGTTAATAATAAAGTGATAGCCTTGAATTTCAGTGCCGTCTTTATCTTGCTGACGACCAATAATCCAGCAGTTGTCGCAGGAATACATGATTCCGGTACCGCCAGAAACAACCGCCTTGCTAAACATTTCCTGCGTCTGGTACGTGTGGTTAATAGCAAGCAGTGGAATATTCTTAAGTGTAAGATACGGTGTTACCATTCGGAACAAACCTTTTAACGATTTTGCACGAGTCATATCAGCAACACTTTTTTCATTAAGAGCATCATCAAGTTCCTTTTTAGACGCAAGGTTGCCGACACTGTCAATTACAATAATAACTTTATCCTTACGGTCGATTGTTTCAAGTTGATTTACAAGGTCGAATTTAAGTTCTTCAATGTTTTTAATAGGAACATGTAACACACGAGAAGTATCAATTCCAAAGCTTTCAAAATAACTTTGTGGACTTCCAAACTCACTATCATAAAACATAAGAACAGACTCCTTATGCTTTTTAAGATATGCGCTTGCCATAAGAAGAGCAAAGGAAGTTTTAAAATGTTTTGAAGGTCCCGCCAAAATGGTAAGTCCGCTTGTAAGACCTCCGTCAATGCTACCACTCAACGCAACGTTGATCATTGGCACACTGGTTGTGGTAATATCCTTTTCCGCATAAAATTCGCTTTCGGAAAGCACATCCGCTTCTTTAATGCGGCAATTCTTTTTTAGTTTTTCTAGTATTGATGACATGTGTTGTTATTATTATTGTTGGTTGAAAATGTATTTTCTGTTTTGAAGAATACCGTTGCAATAGTATTCATCTTGCTTGTTCAAGTCGGCTTTCATTTGAATTATTTCTTCATCATTACAATCATTTAATTCTGCTTCGATTAAAGCATTAATTTGTAATTCCCGATCACGTGTAATATATGTATGGCAATCACTTGTAAAGTGTTCCAATTCCTGTGGAACATTATGAATGCCTGCAATCACGTCTTTGTAAAAAGATAGCAGAGAGTTAAACATAAAAGATTGCAAAAAGTCGGAATAATATTCGTCTTTTTTTGCGGTAAACATTTCACTTAGTCGTTGTATAATCATTGTTGTTCTTCAGGTTGATCTTCGGGTTGTGTTTTTTGTTTTTGCTTTTCGTCGAGAATATTATTGTCAATTTCTTCTCCAGGCGGTGTTACTTCTACAAGCAACTGTTTTTCTTTTTGTGTGTTCATATGTTGGTTGATAATGTGATTATACACCATTTTTATGGCAATGTAAACAAAATTTATACTGATAAAAATCTCATCAATTCGGCGAGTTTTTTATCTTTTATAGAGTGCAGTCGAGCCATATTATCATTGATTGGCCATCCTAACATTTGTGTTCCATTTGATGTTGTATATTTTACAAATTTTGAGCGATCAATACATTCAAAGACTCCTATAGTATCACTATTATCAAATTCAATAAAAATTAGACGATCAACATTTAGGCATTTGTTTATGTTTGTCATTTTGGCTCTAATGGTAAACATATTTTTATATGCGTATCGAGCCTGAGTTTTTATCTCAACAGTTTTACCGTTTGCATCAACAGCATCTTTTTCACTGTCAAATGGATCATCCGATCTTTTACATTTTTCCAATAAACAAAATAAAGCCTCTCCCAATTCACCCAACTTTATTCTGTTTGTATTACTATTCGTCATAATCGCTTTGGTATTCGTTGATTCCACACTCCTTACACGAATCCCAAAGCAAGCCGAAGCCAGTGCCTTGCCAATCACCTCTTTTTAAAAGGTGACAATAACCGTTGTCTTGTTTTGGAAAATTTGGAATCTCATCCAAAAATGGGCAGCAGCCTTTGGAATCATAACAATAGTTTCCTATTGGAATTAGCGCCTTACATTGATCAGCGGAAAGATCTGCACGTACCATAATGTGTTTGCCGTATTGGTATGATGGATCGACTCCGAGGTCTTCAATAATATTTTGCGCACCGAGGCCAGCAAGAACCTCGGGCTTTTCATAAAGATAATAGCTTTCCATATTATTTGCCAGCAACGATGATCAGTCCTAAATTGGAAGTTGCATAACTCATATAGACAAGAGTCCAAGGCCAAATTGCCTTTGCATGCAAAGCTTATGCCGACAACAAAATACAACAAAAACGGCGCGCCAATTACATATGACTACTCAAAATTCATTTTCGTTTTAAAGTTCATTATTGGTATCTTTACCAAAAACACTTAAATATTCTTGGAATGAAGATTTATCGGAATTGTATACATAGTCAAAAACATAATCATTCATAACATCGTCATCGCATTCCAATAAATTTTCAAGATCGGAAAATAGTTTATCTTGAATTTTCGACAAAGAGGTGATGTATTGTTTGTATTCCTCAATTTTCGCGTGTGTTGTGTTTGTTTCCATATGTTTAAAAAGAGTTATTAATTGAAAGCTTTTGCAACGCGTGAAATTCCTGTTCAACAATTTGCGAGTATTGATCATCCTCTTTTTGATTTTTTGTTTGAACTTGAAAACTTTTGATGAGTTCATTTTCGGCTCGATGACGCATTGCAATTTCAGCAATTAGTTTTTTCCGTTGCAGCATTTGCGGTGTATTTTTCATAATATCTTATTGTACCATATTGTTAGTGTTTTGTAAACATATTTTAGGAAATAGTGTTAATCAATTCCCTGACCGTTTCGGAATCCAACAACATATGGAAAGCGTGGAATTCCATCAGGAGTAAGATTAAAGTATTTGCATGTAGCATATTTGCCTTTATAAGAATCTGCATCATGCAATAGTTCTTTTAAGAATGTATGATTCCCTTTAATATTGGAACTGAATCGCTTACCGTCAGGTCGTTCCAACGTTGCATAACCTGCCATTCCGCTTTTATTACCATTGCCTTCGCAAATTTCCACGATAAGATATTCATCATCTGTAAACTCCTTGCGCTTAAGCAACGTGTTGCTGCGCTTGAATTCATAAGGTTCGTTGGTGCGAACCATTTGACCTTCATAGGCATCTTCAAGAAGAATGCCGTAAAGTTCATCAAGCTTACTTTCGTCACATGCCACATATGTTGCCACAGGAACAACTGGAGTCTTTGGAGTAAAATTGTATTCAGCGCAAATGCTTCCAATTTTCATGTTGCGATCAAGAAACTTTAATGTGTTGTCTGCAATGTCGTACCAATGATATTCGATTGTGGCTGCACTTTCTTCAAGATCTTCTGCTGTCGGTTTGGTCTTTTTAATAAGTGAACTGATCTTATTAAAGTCATCATGCAGTCCATGACAATACAATTCACCGTCAAGAATCAAATCTGGATGCGACTCAAATACCGGTTCCAATGCTTGTAAAATATGCGGAATGGTTACCCATGGTTTACCGTTGCGACTTGTTGCGCCATGACGTGTAATAATTGCGCGCATGCCGTCCAATTTTGGTTGGCAATATACTGGAAATGCAACCTTGCTTTTTCGGTCTTCCCATTTTTTGGCCAACATTGGCTCGACGAAAGTTGGTTTATCAATGTCCTGTATTGACTCAAAGTATCCAGAATCTTTCTTTTTCTTCCAGATCGCCTGTGCCTGAAATTGCGCCTGAGCAACAAGATCGCGTTCATTTGCTCGACCGACATTTGTAGCCACAACAGTTGACCATTCAGTGGTAATAATTTTGCCATCCACTTGCCCATAAGACGCACGATAAAGACCTAGTGCGGTATCAATTTCCATTGTCCATTGCTGAACAGCTCCGGTTGATGTGCGAGAATATAGAGTAGGAAGTGTTTTCATATTTTTATTAATCAATTGGGTTTTAGAATTAAATGTCGCAATAGTCCAATAGTCGTGAATAAGCTTGCCGTCCTTCCACATGCTATAACCTCCAACTCCGATGCTTTCACAATTGCCAATCATAGCAAAAGCTTCATAAGCATTGTTACATGCTTGACTGTATGCTTGCTTGGGCGAAGCAGACATGGCGGTTCCGTTTCGGACGGCGGCGCCTGGAACAACAAGGTAGTATTTTACGATGTACATAATATAGAATTTTTGAAAAAGGAGGGGAAACAAAGTCTCGGATTAGCGCACTCCCATCAAAGTCTTGACGGCTTTGACTTGGGCGGAGGTGAGGACAACCTAGGATCCGTCTCGCATCTGACCGATCGGAGTGTTGCCGTCCATGAAGAAGGCATTAACGAGGCGGGCGAATTCAGCAGCTTTTAGTTTTTTCATAATGTGGTGTTTCCTTACAGGACTATTCTACTATAAAAATCAGCAGTTGTAGTCCATAGTATTGTTATTTATATCTTTATTGCTTTCAGATTACAGTAAACCTCTTTTAAGATAGTTTTGCTAAGCTTAGCAGTAATGCTTCTTGAATTTCCTTAGTTGTTTTTCTCACAGGAGCTTCAACTACAATTTTGCTTTGAATCGGTTGATCAACCAATTCTTTATTTTTCTTTTTTGAACGTGCCATAATATCCTATTTATAAGCTTTTTGCCACGCGTTCTATGGCTCTTGCCGATTCAACTTCCATAGGTCTGTTCTTATACCAACCGCCGGTATCAAGATCAATTTGTTTACATAAAGACGCAACTTCGCTTGATGTTATCGGGTAACCTCGCCGCATTGCATTACTGGCAATATTCAGCATAATTTGGTACATTTTAGCATACCACCCTCCATTATGAATTGTTCGGTATTCGTTAATCATATTCTTATTAACAAACGGGCAATCGGCATAGCTGTTCCATTTAAAATTGGTATTGCACAATCCTTCTCTTTTGTATTTTAGAATCTTCTCGCGAATTTCATCGGGAAGTTTATCAGAGAATGAAGATGCTTTAATGCTGGCAATATAAGGGTGACGCGACATTAAAGCATCCGGGTCGAGAAATGTTGCGCTTGACCCGCTATAGATAAAATTATTGCTGTTTGGATATTGAGCAGGAACATAATACATTCGAGATAAATCCTTAGTTTGAGGATCACCAAGACTGTTAAATTCTTTATTGCACGCATACCATAAATGACGAATTTTTGATGCTTCAACATGGCGTGTCATTGGAAGTATTACACGAAATTTTGTTTTTTCCGCTGTGCTGCTTGCCGAGGAATAACATACATGAGCATAAGGATCGAATACTGCTGCAGCCTGCTGAAAGCTTCCAGAGTATTCGTCTACATCCATTGCAACCCAACCGCCCCAAGACAATACATTATCATTTTTTCTTGTCGTGTTTTCCGAAAATGATGCAGGTGTTATAAGAGGACTGCCGTGCTTTTTTTCGTGCTTTTTAGGTTTGTATCCTGGTTGTGCGCTTAATTCATACAGCAAATTTTTAAAAGAATCCCAAGATTTAAAAGACATCTTACGATGTGTTTTGTTATCATATATGCTGGTAAAAATTGTAAGCGAATAATTCATATTTTAGCAAAAGAAATCCTCGAGACTTGAAACCGGTTCAGGTTTCCAACCAATAGCGTTTAGGATAAGTTGTAACGGTTCAACAAAAGTTTTTTTAAATTGAAGATCATAATCAATAAAATCATTCAAACCAAATTCAACTGGAAGTTTATCAATAAACCCTATGACATTTTCATTTGTTGGATTTGGTTTTTTCAAATGTATGTATTTGATTTTATCACCACCTTGAATAAGTTGATATTGTTGTTGCAAACCTTTTGTCACACAAAGATGATTGTGCATAAGAGCAGCTCTGGAATTCATAGGAGTTCCTTTAATATAGATTGTTTGACGATCTTTCCATTTTTTAATATTGCTGACACCTCTTGGTGATGCAATTGTTTCAGCTGGAAGTTTGGAAAAATATGTTTTAAACAAAGATAGTGATTGCTGCATGCGCGATTCATCCTCGTTCATAATTACCTTGAATATTTCCTTGAATGCTTGTCTGCACACTTTTGGTGTGGAACTTTTAATTGCCTCAACGCCCATCATTTTAATTTTAGGTTCGGCATATTGAACACCTTCATTATTATGAACATTCATAATATAGCGTTTTTTGGCAATTACAATTCCACGGTTTGAAATGCTTTCGCGTTTCATTACCATTTTATTGTCATAAGCATTTGTCAGTTTGGCAAATTTGGCAAATGATTTTTCCAACATAGGTTCAATTGATTTTTTGGCAAATTCATCAAGAAACATTACTGGGTTTTTAGGATTAAACTTATCAATAATATCCTTAACTGAAATATAGCATGAATCGGTGTCCATCATAATAACACGATCCTTAGGGCTTTCATCTTTTAAGAAATTGGACAAATGGTTATTAAAGCTTTCCTCTGCCCATTTAATCACAAGCTGACCTGTAAGTGTAATACCTTCAGCTACCGCAATGTCAAAATATCGGAAAAACCGGTTACCAATAGCACCATACAAACTGTTCAGCAAAATTTTGATTGCCATTTGTTCAGTTTCAAGACGATCAACTGCGGACGCAACGGCAAAATATGATTTGGAATTTTTGTGTTCATCAATTGTTTCCAATTCTTTCTTTTTGTCAATCATCTGTTTTTTAAGAAGCACACGTTTGGAATATAGCTCCTCAACAATTTGTGGCATAAACCCTTGTTTATCTCGTCTGAAACACGCACCGTTGGCCGCCGTGGCCAAATTAGGTTCCGGACTTACATTTTTCTTTTCTTGAAGAATACGATCAACATCCAAACCATGAACTGTCATATGCCGAACCAATGTTTCTGGGCTCATATTGTATTGCATAATCAACGAAGGATAAAGACTGTTAAGGTCAAAACTTAATATCCATTCGTGCATTCCAACGGCTGGGTTTTTAACATATCCACCTGGATATGCAACAGCACCTTTTGGTGTGCTTGGTGGAACCGCAATATGTTGTTTGGCCAATTTTCGGAAAATAATACTATCCCAAATTGCAACTGTGCCTAATGTTTCAGTGTAGTTTACACCTGCAAAATATGAAAGAGTAAATACAAGATTTAACAGTCCCAGTTTTGTCTCAAGTCGTTCCACAAGTTCAACGTCCTTAATGTTATAATCCAAGAAATGTTGGAAATCTTGTTCATACAATTTTGTAAGATTGTTATAGTCTCCATAATCCAATTTATTTTCACCAAGAACAAGTTCGGCAATATTATCCAATTTGTAACTTTCTTGTTGACCGTAAGTATTCAATGTGAATTTTTTAAACAATTCCAAATAATCAAGTTGTTGAATTCCAAATATTTCATAATACACATTTGTTTGCCCTTGGAAAGTTTTTGATTTTTGATCCACTTGCTTCCACGGTGATAGTCGATTGACATCCTCGTTGCCTAATATGCGGGAAATTCGATTTACCAAGTATGGAATGTCAAAGTTAAGAGTGTTCCAACCGGTAATAATATCAGGTGTGTTTAATGTGTCGCTCCACCAATTTAAAAAGTCATCAAGCATTTCTGATTCAGTTTCAAATTGCCGATATTCTTTTTTGAGATGCGGAACAATACTTGCGTTGCAATCATAATCTTTAAGACCCCAAGCAATGTAAGTATCACTTCTGCTGCTTTTAATTGTTATGGTGACAATTGGGTGTTTGGCTTCATCCGGTTTGGGAAATCCGCCTTCGGCGCCATCAACACCACTAGGGCATTCCAAATCCAAATAGCATATGTCAATTAATCTTTTGTCAAATTGGATTGTGTCTGGAAATTCAGCTTGAATAAAAGAAGGAATATGCCGTTCATTTCCATAAATTTTAAACGAATCAACACCTTCATAACTTTTGGAAAATGCTCGGCATTCACTCATGCTTTCAAACCTCATAGGTTCCAAAGGAATGCCGTCCAAGCTTTTCCATTTGGCATTCTTATCCTTACTTTCAAGATAAACCGTAGGGCGGAATTTGTAAGTGTTGTAAACTTTTTGTCCTTTATCGTTATATCCACGATAAAGCAGATTGTTCATTTTTCGGTCAATACATGTATAAAATCCATTCAACATAAGAATATTATAACAAAAATCCGCAAAGATGTAAACCAATCTTTGCGGATTTGATAATTTTTATTTACTATAAGTTATTGTATTTTAATAGTGCGAGGTTTCTTTTCTTCCGGAATAACCTTTTCAAGCACTATGCTTAGGATTCCATTTTGAAGAGAAGCTTCTCTCACAAAGACATATTCCGCCAAAGTAAAGCGCCGTGTAAATTTACGAGCGCTAATGCCTTTGTGACAATATTCTCTTTCATCCTTTTCTTCTTGTTCACCAATAATAATCAGTGAATTTTCTATCGCCTCAATGTTTAGTTCTTTTATACCAAAACCGGCAACAGCAAGTTCGATAACATATGAGTCATCGGATAGTTTAACCACATTATGAGGTGGATAAACATTTGTATTTTCTTTATGTATATGATCAAAATCTCGAAAGAGTTGATCAAACCCAATGCCAAATGGCGTGTATGTATTAATTTTCATTTTTTTTTTTCGTTTCTCCTAATTAAGCGAGTTTTAT